AATCTTTTAATTATCTCTTTAGCTTCTTTTTTAAATTCAAAGGTTATGTCTGATTTAACAGAACTACGCGCATTTCTAAACAGTGATTTTGCGTCTAAATTATTATTTAACGCAGAAGCCCATACCTCTTTTAATCTGTTTTTATCCTTACGATCAATAGCATCCCTGAATAGCTCCCTCGCTTTATAAGGAGTCATACCTTTAGATATAGGCATAGCGAATTGGAGAGGGTTAAAACCTGTCCTCATTTGACCTGATACAGAATAAGGTATAAAACCCTTGCCTACTTCTTTGACTCTTCCTTTCAAAGCTTCTTTATCCCAAAAAGGCTTATCCGCAAATTCCTTCTGCCATTCAGGATGAGGAAGAGTCTGCGATGTTGCCATACGAACTAAAGGAGCGACTTTACCAAATGCTTTCTTGGGAGGATTTATAAAAAACTCTGGTAATTCTCTGAACTGCTTGCCCCATCTTAAATACTTCTCTGTTCCATCAGGATTTTGCCCTATATAAAGGTGTGTCTTATGTCCGGGGGCATTTTCCCACATATAACGACCCTTACCAGTATAGCTTTCTGTAAGAGATTTATTTAATAAATTCATTCCCCCATAAAAATATAACATCCCCTTGCCCCAAAATTTCTGACCCATCTCGGTTCTAATGCCTCTTGTAGCTCCATGAACAGCTCCTACTCCTATGGGTGATAGAGCTTGCCTTATTGTAGATAATGTCCAATCAGGGGCTAATAACGCCCAATGAGCAGACTGTCTCCATTGGGGAGACTTAACAAGTAAATCCCATGCCTGACCACCGAAAGTATCATTTACAAATTGAGCTACTTCTTCCTTAACTTTATTCATGGGAATCTTGGGATTTTTCTGTATTTGAGCCTTTACTAAATCTTCATAGGCATATAACTTTAAGGAAGTATGGTAATAATCCCACAATCCTTTATCCCAAAATTCATTTGCTTTTCTTATTCCTTTTATTGCTGGCCCTAATACCTTGCCAATAACACGAGGCCTGCGGAGAGTATCCTCAGCAGTCTGTAAAGATTTTTGTATTACATTTCTCTGAACATCTGTAATTGCCCCTATCTGAAGACCATGCTGTAAAGCATCCTTACTTAAAGGCTCGTTTTCTAATATGCCATAATTACCTGATTTAAAAGCCTTGACTATCCGAACAGGATTCCAAAGTTTTCCTGCGCGCCCTCCTATTCCTGTTGCTGTAGCCGACTCAGTCAGAGCAGTATGATGAAACAAAGATAGGGATAGATTTATCTTTTTAGCTACAGCATTTATAGTGGTCGCCAATCTCCCTGCGGGCCATTTAAAGGGTTGCCCTAAAGCAGTTTTCATTACTTCCGCTATTTCGGGGTGAACCTTCACGGCAACTTTGTTTAATAAAAGCTGTTTCTTTTTTTCTGTCCCCACCATTTTTCCCATAGCTCTACGAAGTGCAGGATGGTCTATTGTAATCCACTCAGCAGGAGCTTTGTCTATTCTCTGCATTAACTTAACTCCTGCATTACCTTCCAATGCTTTTAATCCGTCTAAAAACTTAACATTGGCCACTGCCTTTATTTTAAATTGGTCATATGTCTGTATAATATCCGCTATATCTAAAGTCTTAGGTTTTAATCCAAACTTCTCTATCCCTTCCTTTAATGTAGGAATAAGCCTTTGTTTCATATGAGGGTTACGGGTTACAAACCAATTAACCACTTCTTTTTCTTTATTCTTTGGTATATCCCAAATGTGAGGTATGTAATTTTCTACAAATCCCACATCATCGCCATAGCTGTCCATTAAGAATTTATGGGCGTCATCCAAATAGTTAGATACTTCTTTCACTATTGGAGCAAGTTTTTTCTGCGCCTCTGGATATAAAGCCTCCAAATCAGGTCTATTAAGATTTTTAGGAATACCAGTTTTTTCCCTAAGAAATGGTATAATTTCTCTGAACTTTGTAGGGATAGTTTTCCGTAAATTGTTAATAAACTTGCCACTTTCAAATTCCCCTAATGCTAAATCAGAATGGCGTTGTTTAAGTAAATCATATGCTTTTACTTTTGGTATTGATAATCCTATGGATTCAGCGGTTTTCTTGACTCCCCCTCCTGTTATTTCATCAAGATTTCTTACAGTCTTCATTATATCTCTGCCTGCAAATCCCACGCCTTTCATAGCCAATGGAATACCAGCAAATATAGTCCCCATTTTTAACGCTTCTTTGGGTATCTCTTTGGGTTTTTTTGCTTCTAATCCACCGAATACAGCACCTTTTGTAAATTCAGGAACTATGGTTTTGGCTATAAGACCACCAACTTTAGGGATTTTAGAAATTGCTTGACCTGTTTTTGCTATAAGGGGAAGTTTAGAAAGTCCCTTAGTAACTGTTCCACCTACTTGAAATTCCCCAATTTGTCTTGTGAGTTCAGTTAAAGGAAGTTGTACTTTTTCTGCACCAGTAAATGGCTTGACTTCTTGTATTTGTTTGGGAAGTAATTTCCTTAACATAGGAGGTGTAAGATGTTTTGCAGCAATAGCCCCTTTGCGTTTTAGGCCAGCAATTAAAGCTTTGCGCGGTTCAAATTCTTTAATTTCGCCAACGTCAGCTTCTGGTATTTTTGAACTCATTTGCCTGTATTGAGAAGCCCCCTCTTTTTGGACTTCTTGTTTATATGGAGAAACCTTTGGGGTTTCTTCCAAAGTTAATTGTTTATAAAGAGAAGGCATTTATTTTCCCCATAAACTTTCAGATATATCTACTTCACCTAATTTAGTTGAAGGAAGTAGTATCCTTTTTAATTCAGAGCTATGTATTGGATAAATTTTTGACATAGCCCTATAAACCTTCATTGGGTCTTTTCCACCTTCAATATCACCAACGGCATCAGCCAAGCTTTCTTTATATCCTTCAGGTCTAACGTCTTTATCTGTAGGCTTAAACACCGACCCAGCAGGTCTTTCTCCTATTGGTTTTCCCTCAGCGTCAACAATCGCCTGTGGTGGTTTTAGTATTCCTGACTTGGCCGTTTCAAATGCTAACGCTTCTGGCCCATACTTAGAAGGCCCTGCATATTCAGCTCCTATCTGTTGCTTAATCCTTTCTGTCTGTCCTAATGTCCCAATAGCTTCCCCAGTTTCACGTTTGGATTTTAACCCAGCAGCCACCTTTGCAATGGCAGAGCCAAGACCTTTTAAACGGCCTCCCGTGCTTGCCCCAACCTGAAAACCTTGAGTTAATCCTTGTCTTACATTTCCCCAATCAGCCATTAGAAGCCTCCCTGTATTCTTTTTCAGTCTTATTGTTTTTTTTACAATTACATCTTCTGTGAGCTATTTCCAAATTATTATATTCATTGGTTCCGCCTCTTGACAATGGTGTTTTATGTTCTAAACAATCTTGTTTGAATTGAATTGGTTGTAAACATAGATAACAAGTAAGCGTTCCATATTTCTTTATGTTATCCTCATAAACAAGTTGAATAGTTTTTATGGATAATTTTCCAGCATTATAATATAATTGCATTCTTTTATTTTTATATCTCTCACACTTTTCTCTATTGTTATGTTTCCATCTTTGACCTATTAGTTTAATATGATTTTTGTCTTCAGTTATTCCACCCTTCCATTGTGGGTGTTTTTCTTTCTTATTTATTTCTGCTAATTTTTGCCTTGTTTCTTTTGATACGATATGTCCCTTAAAGTTTATACCTGAACATTTTTTACTACAAAATCTAAGCCTATTTTTTGAGAAAGAAACTTCAAATCTTTTATTGCATTGAACGCAAAATTTTTCTATTTTATTTTTGTTCCAAGCAACACAACCTTTAAGAAATCTACCTTTTTTATCTCTCATGCTTACCTCCAATAAAAACGGACGCATTTCGGTTGATGGAAGAAAACGGTTAAGTTTTCTAAACCTACTTTGCGTCCTTGTTTTAGGCAATAAAAAATCCGTTCTTCTTCCATCACCTAAAAGTATATCATACTTATTGGAGTTTGTCAAGGTATCTTATCCTCCCAAATTTACGTTTATTTCCGGTTGAGTTCCCGCTCCAGTCGTTCCCCTGATAAGTAACTCTGCCCCGACTGTTCCAAGTGCCTCTCTGATAGCTGATACATCGGCTGCTTGTGCGCCATAAATCATAGCCGCAGTCTGAACATCTAATCCACTCAAACCAACAAGATCATCCATGACGTTTCTATCTACGCCTAAAGAATCTTGGATAGCTTGGTATTGTGCAGTTCGCGCTAATTCAAATCTTCTCTGTTCTGTTTCAGCCTGTAACCCACTTTCAGTCCTCGCAAGTTCTTCCTGTAACTTAGCTTTCTGTGCCATGTGTTCGCCTGACCCATAAGTTCCAGCTAAATTATACGCTTTGTCCATATTATCTTGAGCGACTTGATAACTCTCTCTAGTTCTTCTTAAAGCCGCATCATAATACGCGTCGTTAGCTGTTGGGTAGAGTTCCTGTGGAGTGGATTTCAATATGTTCCCTAATTCTAATTGAGCCTGTTGTCCGATTTCAGTTAATCCGCCAGGTTTCATTTTTCCTGTAGCTGGGTCAACCTGTGTCTGCTCTAACAGTTTCTTTCTTATGTCCTCTACTGTTGAAGGCATTTGAAATTCAGGCGCAGACGGAGTCATTGAACCTATTAACGAACCAGCGCCTAAGATGTTTTGAGGAGTTATTAAACCCTTTGCTTTTTCTATTAAAGTCTTAGGAACTGCTTTTGCGACTTCTCCTGCTCCGCCTGCCGCTGCTGGGGTTCCTGGAATTCCCGCTGCTGGGGTTATCGGTGCAGCGCCTGGAGTTGCTCCAGGTGTAGATGGTGCTATATTTTTAAGGCTACCCAATGCTGAACCAATACCTATTCCAGCAGCTGCTCCTGAAACAGGTGCATTTATTCCTCCTGCTCCCATAGTTCTAACAGCCTTTGCGGAGGTAAGTTTTTCAGCTAAACCTCCTGCTACTGGCGCAATAGCGTTTGTTGCTCCTAATGCTCCTACTTTCATCGCCCCTGGCGTAAGTGCTTTTGTTGCGCCTGCCATCATTCCACCTTTACCAAATCCAGGCAAAGCACCCACCACACCTTGAAGCATACCTTGTCCACCGCTTAATGTCTGACCTAAAATACCGCCACCAGCGGCTTTGGAAGCCTCTACCGCACCCTTATATCCTGCACCAGATTGTCCTAATTTACCGCCAGCGAAAGATAATCCACCTGAAAGAGCAGCTTTGCCTAAGCTACCTGTTTTTTTGTAAGTTCTGGCACCGCTATAAGCACCAGCTAATACAGGCCCAATGCCAGGGATTAAAGATAAAGCAGCAGGAGCAACAATATTTTTTAATACACTCCTTGCATTTTTCCAACGGATATTATTCTCGTCTTCATGTTCGGAGTTTTTAGATATTAGCTCTTGAAGTTCGTGTTGCATCGTTGTAGCGTCTAATTCTTTGACTGTGGTTTTTCTGACATACGCTTCACCTGTTTCTTTATTGGCAAAACCCAACGCTGTCTTTAGAGTTTCTTTATCTACCTCTGAAAATTGTTTATGTAGATCTTCAAAATCCTTGTCATTTAAAACTTGTATCGTGTAGATTTGTTTCTTCATATCTTCCCCCTTTTTGTGTAAGTTTTATTATTCTTAAATCTATTCCACCTAATCCGTTCAACGGAGGGGAAGTTAGATTTTATATATGATTTAAACCTATGCCAAATCTCATAGGATAGTTTTGGGTTGTCAGGGTGCTTATCAGTTATTAAATGGTCGACGATACAAATGGTTCCATTTTCATTATCATCTTCTACGCTCCACATATCCTGACGAAAATATTTATCTTCTTCGCCCTTGTTACAAATATAAAAACTTAATGTGCAGACCAATCGTTTACCTTTAAAGAAAGGTATAAGTCTATTCCTATCCAGCATTTTCTCATAATAAAGTTTATTCACGAAAGCCTCTCCACGATAATAAAAAGCGAATACGCAGGCGTCCCCGACTTCCCTGTTATCGCTGTTGCATAAGTAATTGCAGCCGCAGTCGCTCGGACAAATAAAGTATTCTGTGAGGCGGACTTATCCACTGTTAAATCTAAATCATTTACTACTACGCTTGATTGAGCCTGTTCTGAATCTGTCCACCCGATTGTTACGTCTAACGTCCCGCCTGCTCCTGCGGTTGTAGTAAGGGCGTAAGTTGAAATACGATACACACCTGCTGCCGCAGGGGTATATAAGGTAGTAGTTGTTATATCACCGTCTTGAGCAGTTAAAGCAACACTTTTTACTATCGTTGCCTGGCCCAATCCTACGGCGTTCCACTCATTAAAATACCAAAGGGAATTTGTATCGTCCCAGACATAGAGTCTTAATACTGTACCTGATATAAAGATTCCAAATTCTCCTGATTCCCCTGTATGAGTAGGAACAGCTGTATATGTCCTCATCTGATAACGCCCACTATTTAAAATAGACGCCACATTATTTATGAATTCTATTAAACTTAAATCTTTCCTTAGTCGTGGACTGAGTTCTAAATTTGCTATTTTCATGTTGTAGCCTTATCTTCAGTAGACACGCCTAACGGTTTTTCTTCCCTGTATAGTTCAAATCCATATATCGTAGGAGCTGGATTAGAAGAACTATCTTTTATTTTTATCTGTAACATATTGTTTATGCTTCCTATATCAAATACAGCTGTTTTCCCAAAATTAAGCTCGTCATTATGGGCAGAATCAAATGTTGATGATGTCGGTGTAATCCACGAAACTCCCCAATTAAATCTATATTGTAAAGTTACACTAATAATGGAAGCAGATACAGCATATTTTGCATTTATCCCAAGTAAAAGGTTTTTGTTTAAAAGAGCGACCCCTGAAGATTTAATCTTTCCTGATACCCAATAGGCATTTATATCAGATCCATCATCGGAGTTTCCTGATTCCTGAAGCCATGTATAACCTGTGTACCCTGAACAGTAAAGTTTCTTGACCTTACTTGTTGATAACGCATAACAACTCGATGCAAAAACCTGCCCATCATAAGGGAATATCCCACCTGTTTTATAATCAAAGACAAAGGCATAGTTTACGGAAGTATCTGTTCCTAATACACTATATAAGATGTATTCTTGTGTGTCATTTTTAACAGAGGCATGAAAAAGGTCTGTGTATCTAAAATTCATATCATTAAAACTTAAAGGCTGGTCATCCGCAGAGGCAAATAAATCATTTGTTTCTTCAGTAAGAACATCACTTATTATCTGAACATTATATCCGTCAAAAATAGCAAGCTTCTTATCAGTAGTAAGATAGATTAAAACATTTCCCAATTCTCCGCCTATGTCTACCTCTTTGATCGTGTAATGACAGGGAGAACCTATGCCTGATATTTGGTCAACTTGGAATGTAGGACTGGAGCCAAGATAAGTAACTCTAAATATAGAATACCGCTTAAATATATAAAGCTTACCTTTAAGTATTCTAATGCCTGTAATTACATCCCCATCAGAGGTGTCAAAATTAAGCGTATTTGTAGCCGTCCAAGTAGTGTAATCTGATAGATCTGAATACCTGACAGTATTCGAAGAACCTCTTATTCCTGCCATAAAGACATAGTTTTTCCATATTACTACGAATTTACCTACAGGAGCGCCGGAAACCAGTGAAATACTACCTGTTCCCAAATAAGTATAAAGTCCTATATCGGTATTTATTAAAGCCCTTCCTGACTGCCAATCCGCCATTGTCCAGAAACGGGAAGAAGTTAATGGCGCGGAAGCAGCACTAAAAGCAGCAGCAGGTGATGTGTAACTTGCTGTATTCCTGCAAATTCCCTTATCTAATCTAAAATCATCTACCCAACCATCTAAAAAAAATGTACCGAATGACTTGCCTAATGTAAAAACTGCTGCAATATCAGGGATAGTTTTTCCAGAAATAGTTACAGTTTGTGTAACTGTTTTAGTAACGCCATCAATAAACATATAAGGAGTATTCCCACCTCTTGAAACTTCTATAAAATACCAAGTATCAGCTAAAGGTGTCCAGGCAGTTCCAAAATTTGCTATAACCGTTCCTGCTGAAACAGCATAAAAGTTTAAAAAAGCGCCTGTATTGGTAACTTGTATCCTCCAAGCATTACTGGTGTCTACAAATTGCCCACATATTGCTTGGTCTTTACTAACGTTAGCAAATCTGAACCACCCTCTCATTGTCCAATCACCCGCACCTAAATTATAGTTATTATTGTCAGGTTGAGTAACATAATCAGTAGTCCCATTTAATAATAAACTTGCTGTCCATTTCTTTTGAGCAGTATCTAATTCTGCCCCGCTTACAAAAGTCCAAGCACCTGCTATTGGGTCTGTAAAAGCAGTCGCGGCATCTGATCCATTAAAAGAGCTGACGATTTTAGTATATGTATCCCAGCCACTCCCGCCACTGAGAGCGTCCCAGACTCCATCGGGATTTCCAGATGAGCTTTTATCCATCTTATAAATTGAAGTCCCAAAAACTCCTAAGAGCATATTTTTAGACGAAAAATCCCATAGAGCCACTCCATCGTTTCCTTTTGCACCATTTGTGATATAAACCTCAAAACAGGCATTGTATGAGGTTTCCACAGTCCAAGTCGTGGCATCATAAACGCTCATGCTTCCATCGGGATAAATTACATCGTAATTATCTACGCCCCAATAAACATAATTAGTCCCGTCAATATCAAAAGCACCTGTCAATACTAAATGATACTGTGTTCCTGCCACTAAAGTGGGATTAGTCGAAAAGGTAAAAGTTACCCAAGAATACTCAGTAGTTACTAATGTCGCGGTATCTGAAATGTCAATGGCAGTTGCTACGCCATTGGTTACTTCCGTCCCTGACGGGACTCCTGAAGCATCTGACTGGATTTCAAGAGTTATGGTATCTGTTCCTGCGGGAGTTCCTACTTTCTTAAGCCATAATTTGACCTTTGTTACAGTAGAAGAAGTCTTACATTTAAACCCTTGCGATATTTGAGTCCTTGCGGCAGCATCCCTTAAAGCATAATCGGTGGTCTGATAACCAGGGGGATAACAAACATCAAGTCCATCTGATTCTACTGTTGAAGAATTTACTTTGTCGAACCCACCTCGTTTCATAAGGCGGTTTCCTACCCCTGCGCAATGAAAGTTCCGCATATTCGGGCTTTTATTTAGAGGCATCGAGAGTATTGGAGTCCTTGTATCCTCGCCACCTGAAAAGTCACTTATAACAATAGCTGTCTTGCGTATCATAATTTACCTATAATCTGCTTGCCCACCCTGCCCATTTACTCCATCAAGTATCCCAAAAGACGGTCTTCCACTTTGTCGTTTCACTCCCCTAAAATGAATATCAGCTTTAAAATACTTACTGAGTTCCTTCGTAGCTTTTAATTCCCATACTGCCATACCAGTTAAATCGCCCTGTTTAGCCAAAAGTTCCGCTACTGCGTAGTAGACGAGAGCCATTTGACAGTTCGTAGGCGGTATATCTGGAATATCGGTGTCGGCTGAAACTTCCGTAGGTTTCTTGTCATAATCAATATAGATAGTCGAATATAACGCTACAAATGCGTCAGAGGGCAATGGTGAGAAATATACTTTTATGGCCCCTGATATTTCAAGGAAAGCGCAAATACTCGGAGTCCCGACAGTATCGCTATCGTTTTCTTCAGCCCATACCTCATCACTGACTATATCTATCGGTGCTTCATTCCCATTTAATAGATAAAATGCCCTGAGAGGATAGTTAAAGCCTGTTAATCCTGTTAAAGCATAGCTCTGGGTAGAAGCAACTGGAGTGATCGTCCCTTGACGACGCAGAGCAATCCAACGCCTTTCACCTGCCAATTTACGAAGGGCATCGTTAAGCGCTATTAAAGCCTTTGCGTCAGCACCCTCGATGTTTGCTATATTGGCATAGTCTTTAATGCGGGTTAGTAATGTGCTTGTTTGTAGGCCATAAGTAGGCATCAAGCCCTCCTTACTTCAGTGTTTCTTTTATCACTTCAAGAGCTTTTTGAAGTTTAGATTTCAATAAATTTACATCCTCTTTTGCTAATTTGAGGCTTTTTTCTAACCCCTCATTTGATTTTATGAGTTTAGCGAGATCTTGTTTTTGTTCATCCAGATTGACGAGCCTAATCTCTACTGTGGACTTTTTAGATATTGCCTCTGTTTCGATATTCTTTGCTTTCTTTACGATATTTTCCGCTTCAAGTTTTGCCTTTACTACAACCTCTTTTGATGATTTTTCAATTATCATCTGCCTTTCTTTATGTCCCGACAGATTTACTATAACATTGTTAGTTTCTCTGACAAGAATAGCCTTTTCCTTATTCAGTCTTGCGACCTCTTTTTCTAAGTCTAAATACATCACTTCTTTTCTACTCATATTTCTGTCCATTTACTTTTCCTCCTTTTTATGCTTTCGAGAATGCACCAAAAGTCCATATTCACTCTTTGCTGTAAAACCGCACTCATCACAAATTAAAGTCTTTTTCTTTTCAACCACGACTTCCTTTACGACCGTTTTTGTAGAGTTTACCTGATACTGCCCTGGGGCGTTATGGGCAAGCCACTCGACCAACTTTTGTGGACACTCACAGGTAAAGTCATTCTCTTTTTTAAAGACATAAGGCTTTCTCTGAAACACAACCTTGTTAAATGAACGCGAACCAACATATCTTAATGAAACCATGTTACACCTCCGTTTTTATGTTCAATAAACCGAACAACACAATCACCGTTCCTGATAATCTCGGAAAATCCATAAAGGACTGCCCTAATGCTATAATTGCAAGGATTAAGCAACTTGGAAAAACTAATCCTCTATTTTTCATAGAATTATATAGCCAGATAAATATAGGAATACTAAAAATACCAACGCTGAATAGAATACCTAAATACTGATTATAGGGATTGTCAAAATGTCCAAATATATGTTCTAAATTTTTGCTAAAGCTAAACCCATGTCCTGCAAGGGTTAAAGACTTTAGTGTTTCAAACCATACCCAAAGACGGGGACGTAGATCATAAAACATTAGTTTATAAAATATACTTACAAATAACACTATGCACGACATAAAAAACATAATCCACATAGAACCTAATCCGATTATTTGCTTTCTAAATTTAAGGCATATTACTAAAATAACAGCAAATATAGCAGTCCAAGTTTTCGTGAGTAAAAGTCCCATAATTGGGATAATAGCTAACCAGGGATTAAACATATAACATATAGGTATTGCAAGCGCCTGATAAGTCCCTAAATGACTCGGGTTTTTCATAAGACCTGCGTAAGAATAAATAAAGTTTATATTAAAAAATTGTAGTGATTGAAAGATAAAATTTAAGACGCTGACTATAACTATCGGCAATAAGATAAGTTTTATATTTCTTGAATATTCAAATACAAGTTTATAAAGTAAAAATCCTAAAAATATATTATGAATGACTTTTACTGATATGGGATGCAGAAATACACTTACCAAACACCCGATTAAGAAAAAGAATAACCACTTATCCTGAAGAACCCTTATCTTTTTTTGAAACAAGGATACGATATATAAGACAATTATCCCGAATTGAAAGAATTGTAATTGTAGCATGGAGTTGGTAGAGTCTATCACCCCTGATTGATAGAATTGTAGAGCTGTGATATTACCGATTACGGGTAATAAAATAATTGGCGATAAGAATAAAAATATCACCAGAGCCAAATCAAACATTATTCGTACTCCACGATAACATTACAAGTAGTTATCACTATGTACAACCCTGTCGAACCTTCCAATGGTTTTTTAGAGAAATCTAATACTTTGCCGTTTAAAGAAACTGCTTCTGAACCCTCTGTCTTTACATAAGTATTAGAAAATTGGGAAGTATCCACAGCATCATAAATAGTAAAGTTTCCACTAGCAGTAGTTACTACATAACTAATACGGTAAATTTTCCAGTCCCCTCTTTTTATTAACGTAGATGAGGAATATCCTTTTGTGGTTGAGGTATTCCTATCCGCAAAAGCAAACGGAGTAAAGAATATCACAATCAATAGTGCTAAAATTATTTTTTTCATAACTCTCCTTTAAATATAGAGGACAGGTTTTTAGCCTGCCCCCTATAAATTACTTTACAGATACTCAATTACTACTGTGCAACCATATACAACAACAGTCATACCAGAATCAAGAGTCAACCCTTCTTCCCCGAAATACATATGGGCTAAAGCGTCTTCATCTGTAGCTTCTCCACCTTCAACAGCAACGGTAGTATTGCTTGCGGTAGCAAGTGTAGAAGTATTGTATATACCAAACTTTCCAGCGGTTTCTGTAACATAACCAGTTATTCTGAAAATGGTAGCACCTTGTGTTACTGCGGTATCTGTTGTAAATGCTCTGAACTTATGTGGTGTCGTCCTTGTAGAATCAGCACTGGATATTGAACTCCCAACTGCTATCAACCCGAGGACGATTAAAGCAATAAGTAATTTCTTCATGGCTTTATCTCCTTATATAGTGCCTGGGTTTTTAGCGTAGGATTTCATTAAAAGGTAATTCTTGCAAGCTCCAAGTGTATCTTTTACTGCTACTTGCCCAAAAATCGCCTTTACCCCTATGCCATTCTCGAAACCGTAATCATAAGACTGAGAAATAGGAGTCGGTTTCATCCCCCAACCTCTCACCGCTACTTCAGCTCCGAAACCTATCTGCGTAGATACGTTCCTTAATGTGATCAATGCACCTGCTGTATGAGCTGCCGCAGTTGTTCCGTTCTGCGCTCTTGCATTTATTGTAAAGGTCGTAACTGCTTTTGCTGAATAGGTTATCTCCTCACTGTCTATACGAAGCGTTCCAGTTGCTGGGAAGAACTTTGTATAGTTAGCTTTGGCATTAGAACCTACTGTGATCGTGGTTTCAGCTGTTGAAGCAATGCCTGTATAAAGCCTTGCTTCCGGACGTAGCGGAGAACCCTGAATATTGTAACCTGATTTTACAGACTTACGGACATACAAAATACAACCATTATATATCCCCAATGCTCCTGTAAAAATCCTATTCTGTTCTCCCCTTATCCCTGCGTCTCTCTGCGCCTGTTGCCAAACACTATCACCTTTCAGCCAATATTCGTCAATTTCAGATATAGCGATGCCGTATGTATCAAGTTCTTCGCCATCCTTCATCTTAACGGATATAGGTATTGCACCTTTACGCTGTAATGCGAGCTTTATTCTGTCGATCTCTTCAGTTCCAAAGGTGTCGTTGTCTCCGAGGTTCGCTTCAGCAGCGGCATCTCCCGCATAAATAGTATCTGGTGATTCAGTCGTTATAAGCTGGGTATCCATACCCTCGTCTATATGACGGCTAATCCAATCAGACAATCTCTTGCGAGCTACCTGAACTATGCTAAAGTTTACCTTTCTTTCCAAGTTCTCAGTGAAAGCTACTGCATTTCTGATCCAGTCAACAGTTAAGTCGAACTGACTCATAGAGAGCTTGTCCTCGCTTGCTTCTAATGTGGATTCTCCTGTAACTCCCGATGAAATAAGTTGGCTCATTGTCTGGAAGTGAATCGTATCTCCAGGCCCTTTTGTGAAATCATCTTTCGTGATTATGGGCTTACTTGAGCCTTCCTTACCTTCAAATCTCGCACCCCAAAAAGCTTTTCTGATACCCTCATCATAAAGCCTCGCATTCCAAAACTCTGGTATGGCATCATCGAACTCACCAGCACCAGCATTATAGGTATGCGTATTTAAGGTAGCAAAACCTCTTTCATCTGTTAGGAATTTTAGGAGATTTCTAAGAAAATTCATTTTTATCTCCCCGTTGTTGATTTATCATAGGCATCTTTGTCATCGTCAGACAATTTCTGATATTGTTCAAAGGAAAGTTTCCCACCTCCAAAACCTTTAGAGCCTTTACCCTGAATCATACCTGCCCGACCTTTTTTACCTGGTGCTGCTGCATTTTCCGAAGCTTGCCTACCCAACTCCGTATATGCCGCTTCAACAGCAATCCTGTAAGCAAAGGGGGTTAAAAGTTTCACCTCACCAGAAGGAGTAATTTCAGCTAATTGTCGTTCAAACAGAATATCGTTCGCGCGGACATATAGCTTACTTTGTTGGTTTTTAACATCGGGAAAAAGTTTTTCAGTTTCCGCCCATACATCCGTTACCTGTTTCTGGAATTCTCCCTGTACTCTTGAATTCTCCTGAAAACCATCAAACTCGGTTTTTAAGAGGTTCTTGAAATACCCAGACAGAATTTTTGCAGTATCAGGGTCAAAATGTTTGGTGAGGTCTGTAATCTTTTCCTCGATTTTCTCCTTCTCCTTTGGCGGTGCTTGCTGGGCGAGCGTTGAGAGCCTTTTGATTTCTTGAGCCATACGGGTCGCTTCCCTATTGGAATTTATATACCCTTGCTCAAGTTCTTCTGGCGTCTTATACACCCCAGCATACAACTTTTCCTCTTTGCCACTACCATCCTGGTTTACCCCTTCGGCTCCAGCCTGGCCTTCTTGCTCTTGACCTTCCTGGGTCAAGGCTTCCGCATCAGCGGCTTTACCTTGATTTTCCATTTGCTACCTCCCTTTAAATAAAAAAGCCGTATTGACTTCCTATGAGTTATAGGGTTAGTTAATACGGCTTCTGTCTTTCAGATTACCGATTATTTAATTGTCTGGTGCTTAGCTAAACTTATTACTTTTCCTTCGTGAAAATTTAATTGCACATAACCATAAAACTTTTCTTTTTCTAAATTGGCTATTTCTTTCTTATCACTATGTTTCTCAATAAAGGCTTTTGTCCAGTCCATTATTCCTCTATCTTTTCTTCTTTCTTTTCCTTCATATCCTTTTCATCATAATTGTCTTTTTCTTCATCGGGCATATCGAGGTAATCTTCTTCAGATTTACCAGATGCACCCATTTTATGAATCTCTATTTCCATATTTTCTCTTTTTTTATCATCTTGTTCGTTTATTCCCTTGCGAGTAATTTTGCCTATAATCTCAAGCCGACATATATCCCCAACATCTTTTTTCATTAAAGCATCTGGGACTTTATTGTCTAAGTAAATTGAGGGGTATCTAATCTTATCCTCCCTCGGTGCTTCTACTGCTTGCGGTGATTCATCTTTTGGTATCTTGTATCCTACATCTTCCATTTTTACCTCTCCTTTCGAGCTTGTTTCGCTTTAAACTCTAATGCTTTTGGTATATCGAACGCCAGCTTCAAACCTTTTTTAATAAGCTGATAATTCTTTATCAGTTCAGGGGAAGCGTCAGGATTATCCATATAAATAGTATAAACATTTATCAGCTTTTCAAGTTCCCTTTTATAAATCAGCCACCCATTAAGTGTTGAAATATCAAGCACAGATTGACAGTCCTGTATTCTATTATCTTGCTTCGGCTGAGTTTCTATCACCTAGCACTCCTTCCAATTTTTCTAAGTCCTCTTTTGCTATCTGCTCTTTTACTGACTCTGGAGAAAGTTGTATCCCTGCGTTTGCGGCCATTTGAATTCTTCCCTCTGCTGGTAAATCCTCGTATTTAATAGGGGCTAACGGGGATTTAGGAACAGGTTGTTTGGACTGCGTCTCTGCTTCAATAGCTTGTTGTTGCTTTTGAGCGTTCTGAGCCGAGATCTGCTGTAATTCTTCAGGAGTTGGTATCTTCACATTTCTCATATCTATTGCCCTGAAAAAGTTTTCAGTTAATTGGCGTATCACTTCATCAGTTATAACAGGGTTTTTACCATAGGACTCCATTCCAGTCTTGTATGCCATTGTCGCCCTGTTCTGCTCTATCTCACGATTTATATTTATAGAGTTTCCTACGCTCTCAAAATCAAAGTTTCCAGACCAGCCCTTTTTATTTATTTTCTTAAACGGGTTTTCTTCAGAGCCAGTTACCATATAGACATAATCATCTTCCAGCAAATCAGCATTTAACTGGACTATGAAATCATACAAGTCCTCGTTTATGTCCTGTAACGCCCTTATCATATCATCAAACTTAATATTCCCTTCCCCAATTATAGACATAATCCCTGATGCGGTTCTATTTGAACCGATAGGAGAATCCATGCTTGTTCCATAATCCGTTACTCCGAATAGTTTTTGGACAAGGGATAATAAGAATTCTAACTTTACGAATTCCAGTTGTTCCGATTTAGGGAGTTCCAATACTCTGTATGCCGAAGGGTTGTCAGATACCCATTGCGCTCCAGGGCCGTAAGGGTTTTCATCAGGATCATGTCCTGCGGGAACTATCGTAGGAGGATTATTTGCAATCGAACCCCTGTCTATCATCTGATTAAATACGGCGTCTATTAAATTCCTGATACCTATTAAGAATTCAGGCACTCCCTTTCCATAGAAACTATTATCCATAGGGATAATTTGGTAGTGGAAGAAAGGTCGTTTAGGATATGGGGAAATCATCCATCCTAATAGTTTGGAATTCTCAAGCTGGTCTTTTGAATTCGCCACTCCTGTCAGGTTTGTAGAGCCTATAAAAACAACGATTTCTTCATCAAATCCGTCTTCATTTACATCATACTTTCCATGCCACTCGCTTATGAGTATTTTAGAATAGTTATGGATTTCATTTTTATTTGTGGGATTTTTTACTAAGATGTCTTCTTCGAGTTCAGTTACAGCTCTGGGATTAAACTTTCCCTCGTCTTGTTCTCCGACATTACGTTTACACCAATCGATAGTCCGTTCATAGGTATCGCAAATCCAGTCTAAGTCATCCACTTCGGGAGTATTAGCGTCCTTCGGGATTAAGACCTGTTTGATATTCCTTGAATAAAGTTTAGGCCCATCATAGATTTTCTTGGGTTCTGATAGGATTTCTTTCTTCTTTACCTGTGGCAAACCCTGTTCGTTCACTTCTTGAACGATAGCGTCATTTGTAACAGTTATGGGTTCGCCCTGTTCGTTAGTATATTTCTCATTGGTCTGGGGATTTACCACATAATAAACGACCTTATTTATAATCTTTTCTTCTTCTTCCCATACACATTTTACTAAAGCATCACCAGCCATGACGACATTTTTAAACACCTGCTTCATCCTACGGTAAATCTTTATATGTTTGGTAAGCTGAAAATTAAGGGCTTCTTGGACTACTGGGGCTTGACCTAAATCATCTTCACTCTGACCCCTGACCCAGACGATCGGCTTTGCCCCATAACAGACTTTTAAAAATCTCGGCAATAATCCTTCTATGGTAAACGCTTCTATCGGGACACCTATATCTGAGGCCCATTTCCAGGGAGAATTCTTTGGGTTTTTCTTTGGGTCATCCCCCCAGCCCATAAGGCCAGAGATACTTCGTTTCGCCTCATACCGCTTAACGTATTCATCCACTTCTTTAAAGCGGGGAGCGTAATGGGTTCGGGATTCCGTAACCCACCTGACAACATCTTTTCTCATATCATCTGGACTAAATTTACTTGGCACTTTTAACCCCTTTTATTGTTCCTAAAATCCCTGTTCCGCGAGGTGGAAGCTTACTACCTTTTCCGTACAATTTTGTATGCCTTTTTCTTCGTTCTTCATTAGTTCTGGGGTTTCCAAATCTGCGTTTACCGTCTTGCATACCTAATCTCCTTTTCTATTTATTTCCCCCGAACATACCGCCAATACGATTCTTGGCTCTGTTAAGTTTATTCATAGCGCTGTTGACTGCCTTACCGCTTAGAATATTAGGCTTCTGAACAGGGTTGTAGTCCTTCACGATTTCCTTGCAGTATTCTAAGATCCCCAACGCTCGTAATTTATCCATCCAGAAATTCGGAACAGCGTCTAATGCTACGGTATCATCTTTAATCCAAATCTCGGCTATCTTAAAATCTTTTGGCGGTGGCGTTAAGGAAATCCTCTCCTGATAAAGTTTTCCCAGTTCCTCTTTGTTCGTTTCCTTATCGAGTTCAAGTGTCTTAATCTTATCGTTTATAATATCTAATCTTGGTTTGTTACCGTTATCTCCTGGCATAAATTCCTTTCTGTTAATACCCCGACAAACCCCTATAATGAGATTTCTTTTTGCGTTTAAATTCCATGCTCTTATACGGTTGTTCCAACCTAACCATGCCAGCTATCGACCTTGCGATTACGAGGTCATCATTCTTCCCGCGTTCAGCTTCGGCGCGTTGTTTCTTAGGATTGTTTACGAATGTCCAGCACTGTTGTATCAAGTCCTTATCGAGTAAATCCGTAGAGCCGTTTGAGATCTCCTCGGCGAATTGAGATAACATTTGGGGCCTGGTAACGGAATTCGTGTTCCATCCTAAATCCATTGTCGGTTCATTGAATCCTTTTTTAGTCCTGACCTTCCGATACACCCTGCCGTATTTTTTATATAAATCCTGATTCACGGAATACCCGTAGCCCTTGTTTTCACAAACTACAATTGAGTCATTATAGTAATGCCCTAATTTAATCAGGTCTTCAGCGAACCTATCAGGAGGTATGTTATGATTATAGGTACACACAGTTCTATTCGTTCTTTTATTTAAGACTATCGCTGAGGACTTATCCGCGTTCTCAAGCCCCTCTGCTGGATCACCACTTACCACATACTGACCGCCCCTTACAGGAAACTCATATATCTTAAACAACCCCGTTTGGTCATATCTAAAAACGTATTTTCCTTCTTCTTTTACGATGTTCCCTGCGGACTTAGGTTTTATAATCTCTTGGGATTTTAAAGCGTTCTTGTCGAAAAATAAATCTCCTGTTGAGATAAACGCGGTTTCAGGTGAGTCAGGGTATTCCTGATTAAACTGCAAGACCGAACGATTGCACTGGTTTACGATACACCATCTGCGCCAGTTTACCTGTTCAGGAGCCCATTTATATTTTATGGCTAAAGCCTTTTCCTCGATTAAAAACTTCTCTTTCTCTGTAGGAGAGGAGAATTCTATTGCATCCACAGGATAAAGTTTCCCGTTCTCCAAATTAAGCGAATACTCATCAACCATGAACCAGGGAATAAAGATTGTCTCCCAATCACTTTGGCCCAAAGAGGCGGACTGCCATTCATCGTAGAATTGATTTCCGATACCATTAGCGGTGGTTTCCCCAACTACGAATGTCCCCGCGAGATTAGGGACTGACTGGTTCAACCCTAACATTAAAGTCTTCAGATCCTTGAAATACGCCACCTCGGAAAGATGGACATTCCTAAAGGTGTATTTCCTACCCGCCGATAGGTTCTCTGCCGTATCAATCAATATCTGGGAATGAATTTTATCAAACTCCAGTTTCTTCTCGTTTGAGTGTTTCGGGGTAGGTTTTAGGTGGTCTTCCAAAGCCTCTTGAAAGAGTTTCTGCATACTAAAGATGTAATTCGCGCCATCTACGTCATCAGCTATAACAAGTGAATTCGTGGCCTCGCGCTGGGAGGTATAGGCGTAAACAATGGCTTCTATAAGCGTAGAGATGCCTGTCTGGCGGGCTTTCAAAACCCAAAGCCGTACAGGTTTACCCTTTGCCATTATGGACTTGATTTTATCCAGAACGAGCTTTTGAACGGTATTCAGGGTAAATTTTAGCAGCTCCCCTTTTTTGGTCTTTATAGTCAAAAACTCATTCTCTATAAGCCTGATAGGGTTTTCATCTATTAAGAGATGTTCGCTTTCAAAGATTTCTTTATCGGTTAAGGTTTGCATAAAAAGCCTTGCGAGTTTGAAAAGTTGGGTGAATGGGTGTGGGGGGTTATATATATATTCAAAACTTTCTCAATGCCCCCCCCTGGCCTCTTGTGCGACCAGCTTCTTCTACATCTCCCCTTAGTTCATCTATGCGCCGTTGCATCTCTATTGTCTCTATGTGTGTCATGCGTAACCGCCTATAATGTATGTTACGTTAACTACGTTCCTTGTGGCACAAGCCCTGTTAATCGACACTAGAACCTCGCCTTTGTGCTTGATAACCCTTACCTGGATTGCCTCTTGGCTTGTCTTTCCAGTGTCCTAAGGCCTTCAGCTCCTGTTTAAGTACCATTGCTTGATTTCCCTGTGTAACCATTCATAAACGCTCATTCTACCCTTTAAATATCAATCCTAAGCCACGTTCTCACGTTCACCCATACCATACCACCCTACGATTGGCTTGGCTCTAACATCCCCTTTAACCTGCCTATCCTGGCTTGCTTCTCCGGGGCCGTAAGTTCACTACGATCTGTGGCGTTGCCCTTTAGGAGTTCAGCTATCTTGGTCAGGTCTGGGATATTGTTCTTGGATTTGTTTAGGATTGAGGCCATTAAACGTAGGTCTTCGTCGGATAGTTCAGCTGTTTTTACTAGGACACGTCTCTCGGCGGTGATTTTTAGATTTACGAGTTCTTCTATGGATTGTATTAACTTCTGCCTATCAGACACCGCATTATCCACTGCCACGTTAAGGGTTTTAATCCTAACCTTCTCTTTATACTCTGCTCTTAAATATCCCCAACCTTTGCAACATTGACACTTACCTGCTGCATGCCTTTCTAGGGTCTTTACGGATACACCATACTTAACGCTTAACTCATCATACGTCATAGGGTATCTTATATACTCATTCTTAATAATATCCCAGTTAGGCCTTATAGCTTTCCTTTTGGGCTTATCTTGTAGAACGATATGTTCCTTCTTTTGGGTCTGTGATAGCTTATCAGGTGGTTTGTTCAAGGCTTCTGGCTGGCTTTCTCTCATGTTTACCCCTTGTTAATAAAAAAGGCAACATCAATAGGGTTTCTATTAACATTGCCTCTTAGTAGAATCGAGGTCAATCGTCTGCTAATACTGTTTCTTCCTTACACCGGATGTAGTTCTCTGGGAATTTCTGTATTATAATTATTCTTTTATGATCGCGCTTTGTTACGTTTACTCTGATTTCACCGCCCTTTTTAAGGATCTCTTTCGCGGCTTTCCAGAGTTCATCGCGCCAGTCCATTATAAATCCTTCAGTCTCTGCCAGCGCTTTATCTCATAAATCAATATAACTGCAAGTAATAGTATGATTAGATCTAACTGCAATAAGTCAACGAATCTCCCTATTTTAAAATAGCCTATTTTTTCTATTATGATGTAATATAGTATGCTCATCGATGCTACCGTTACCTTATATAAGAATTATACCATTTACTTAATCTAAAGTCAAATATAATTTTGATATTCTTTTCTTCCCACTTCTGTCTTCTGCTTTCCTAGACCTTTTCTTATCCTTGTATTTGATCTACGGCAAGACACGTTTTAGGTAGTCTATTATCGCATCAATTTTCTGCATAGCCTGTATTTGTCTATTTTCTACAAAATCATAACTTTTAAACTTCTCTGGCAACTCTTTCTTGGGCTTTGGAAATCTTATTGGCTTACCACATTTAATACATTCACAGCTAATCGGATCCTTTACTGGTATGGCTTTTCCTGGTTCCCATGTTTGACATCCACACCACCCACTCCCCTAACTTACGCCCACACTCTGGGCAAAATTCAGGCACTATTTGATGAATCTTATATTCTACTCTTTTCCCATGAAGGCCGCTTTCAGCTTCTCCTTGATAGTAAGCTACCTTCCACTTCTCACAGCATTTATTCATAACGCACCTAATCCTTTCTTATAGCCCACATAACCCCAAACATTACAACCAATCCAACTGAAAAACTTACTGCACACCAATAGATAATAGGAATTGTGCTTAGATTGTCTATAAGGTGATGCAATGCTGTATATTCGGTCATCCTCCTGGCATCGAATAACTGCTGTATCCATAGTCTTATTATTCCGACTGCTGTAAAATTTAGAAGTAATGATACTAAGATCAGGGGTAAGTAAACACCTTTTTTATCTAGCTTCGTTCCCATTCTCGCTCCCTTCTATTTCTAAGAGTAAGTTGTAGGTTTTTCTTATTTCGGCTATCTTTCCACTGCTCTTTCTTTCCAACCACATCTCA